CATCGACATCTTCTGTGGATGCCTTGGAGACACGCTTGGCAACTTCCTCGTCAATACGAGCTTGAATTTCTGCTTCGAAAGCTTCTTTATGAGCATTGCTCTTGTGCTTCCAAAGTACTTCTAGTTTCTCAGAGAAAGAAGCGAAAGCTTCTTCGGCCTCGTCGAGAGACTTGATTTCTTTAGCTAGGAACTCACGATCTTCATCAGCAAGTGAGAATTTAGAGTCAAGCTCATCCATACGTGCATTGAAACGAGCAACAGCCTCTTCAGCCTTCTTCTCTGTTTCAAAGGTGGACAAACGCTCGTTAGCCTCTTCTAGTTTTTCCTGAAGTTCAGCAACAGAAGATTTTAGGTCTTCCTGTTCCTTCTGAACAGCTTCTTTTTCTGAGTTAGCAGTTTCGATATCCTGACGGTATTTCTCATCGCTCTCACGAATTGCGTCAGCAAAATTACTAGTCATAGAAGCAACAGCCTCTTCCGAAAATTTCTTTTCGACGAGAAGCTCCTTAAGTTCTGAGATGACATTTTCTGTATCCATAGCAATAATCTTTTCTTTGTTTACGTTTTTTTCTTTATTTTGTGAAATAATATCTGTACTATCGTTAGCTATTACAGATTTCTTAGAATGTTTAGGAGAGTATACACCAGAGACATCCGCCGCTGGTTTAGAAGTGAAACCCACCCCAAGAGGATAGATGTTTCCGGTTATCAAACGATAGATAGGTTGCCCTCCCTCTGTTTGTCCAGAACCACCATAAGCCCTTAGATAAGGTTCCATTTCTTTTATCTTATCAGGGTCACGAATGATAGTAGCCTCTTCTAGCTTACTACTACCAACCGCTAAAACATAATTAGTAAATCCAACCTCCCAGCTTGTTGATATCTTACCGTAATAAGATTCATCATCTGGGTCAGTGGATCTATCAATTAGTTCAGCAAACTGTTTATTAACTGATTTATAAACAACAGCCCCCAAAGCTATATTAAAAGGTTTTTCAATATTTCCAGCTTCTTCTTTGGATAATATGCGGTTAGAACCGTAATCACTAAATCCCGCTGTTACAATGTGGCCAACTACTTTCTCTTTGTTATGTTCGATATTCGTTGGCTTGTGAATGAATTGATCTGTGTAGGCTAAAGCTGTTTCGGTGCTTAGGCCGTCACCGTTCTTGTTGAACATATTTACAACTGCGGCGTTAAATGATACGCCTAACAGATCAATATTCTTCTCAAAATCTATGTCATTAGGGACGAGTGATGCAAGCTCTTCCAAAGAAGCCTTTGAAACAAAAGTCTCGTTTATTTGACGAGCGCAAATTTCTGATTCAAAGAATGTAGTATATTTATAAGGCATCAGTTACTAATCTTCTTTTTCCTCTTTTTTCTCGGAATCTTTGTACTTTCCTGCTTTTTTCATCTTCTCGATGATTGCTTTTTGCAGTGCAGGTGGAAGTTTCTTCTGATCTTCACTTAGCTCACCTTTGCTATCGTCCATGATCATAGCTCTCATCTTCCCATACTGAGCGGAGCAACACTTCATAGTTTCATCTTTGTCCATACCTTTGGTATCAACCATGCACTTGTCATCTGCAGCACAGACACTCATATACGATTTATAAACTCCGGCTTCAGAATCGCCATATTTCTTGGCAATTGACAATTCAACTTCACCGTCTTTGACGGTCATCTCACTTTCGAGAGGTACTTCAATATCTTCAGGATTAATTTTCATTGCTATGATATAAAATTGCGGATGCATAAACATCCAAGTTATGCTTAGTGCTTACACTTAAAATGCTGTCTAATGTATTTAAATCTTCGATGGCGTTAAAGTCTTGTATGCAAGCTGATAAAGTTTGTCCCCAATTCTTCTTGTCAGAAGCACACACAATAGACTCACAAAGCTTTGTAACCATATCGCTCTGCTGCTTGTCAAGCTCCTCTGAATCAAGCTTTTCTTTCATTTGATCCTTGGCTTGTGAAATAAGCGCCTCTACTTCGTATATGGTAGTTTGGATGTTTGAACGGGAATAGTTAGCTTCTGTCGTTGTGGTATCATTGGGCCTACCAGCAGCTTTGGGAGTGGTATTGGTTTTCGGGTCTACAGAGACCTCGTCTTCAATCATAGGCACACCTCCTACAATAGGATTGTAATAACCTTCCTTTCTTTTTTCTACAAAGTCTTTTTGTGCAGGGGCGATGTCTTCAGAGTTGGGGAACCTCCCTGTGTGGAACATATCCATACCTTGTTGAGGAGTAAGTACTCCAACCTCCATAAGTCTAGTGGCTACACGCATAAGCTGTACCTCGTCACGCATGTCAACATCTTTCATGCAAACGGTAGGGTAAGATTTGAAACCAAGACTCTTGGCGATTCTCTTAACTTCTTTCTGCAAAAAGTCGTTCATGAATGATTGCCGTGCCTCTTGGAGCCTGTCTATGAATATTTGGGCCTTTACTTGTGTTGAATTATACTTCTCTTCACCTAGGACAATATTCTGTAAACCTTGCTTGATATCTTGATTAAGTATTTCATACTTAGCAGGTCCAAGCACTTTATTAAGGTCTGGAATCACGAAGTCTGCCTTGGTTGTATAGTCAGATACCAAAACACGACCTACTGACTCGTTCTTAAACAAGTTTTGAATAGCGTTGATGTTGTTGCCGTTAATACCGCCCTTTTCTGGTTCAGCCCCCATGGTGATGAGCAGAATTACATTTTCAACAGTACGAGTGATAGCTTGGTCCATCTTCTTAAGCTCAAGCTTAGCATTGATATCCTCTAGGACTGGATACCCGAATGGAATTGCGAATGGCTCATAATCTTGTTTTTTGTAAAAGGAAAAGCTCAGGCGTTGCGGATCTAGCTTGATCTTAACGCCGTCTGTGTAGTAACCTCCATCATCTACCACCTTTTTTAGATCTTCATCCAATGAGTCATAAATTTGCTGATCTTCTTCTGTTTGAGGGTTCTGAAGTCTAGAAAGCTCATACTCAGAAAGGACTTTCTCATAAGCGCCGATATTGAAAGTAGAAGCCCTTTTAGCTACTATGTCGAAAGGGTTCAGAACAGCATACTTAACAGGTATCTTGTTAGCACTAGGGTTTATAGCACCCACTTGGTTCATAAGCCTAGCGTAATCATCAGCTTTAAACTCTCCGTCAAAACGGTATATAAATATATTACCGCTACGGTAATACTCACGAAAGTATTGGTCTTTGAGGTTGATCAAGTTGACTCTCTTGAAGAACTCTGTGAAGAACTCCCGGCTCTTCTTTGTACCTCCCTCAAGGTAAATATCTGTATTGGCGAACTCAGACATTATATCTATTGCGTTCCTAAAGACTGCTACATTAGCATACGCTTTCTGACAAAGCTCTATACCTTCACGGACATGGACCCCATCACTAGCATATTCGTACGGAAGAAGACCTTTTCGAATACTAGAGAACCTATCTATTGTAGTTCTTACAGCGGAGGCGTTTACCCTAGTAGCTCTGCTAGTAGGAGTGCTATTTGTTCTAGCTTTTGAAACATGACCATAAGAAGCATCAGATGTATAAAACGCCTCCCCTACTAGATCCGGTGAGTAAGACTCTTCTGGCTGACTTGGCTGCACCAAATCCGAAAGACTCTGCTCTTTGTTAAACTTCTGCCAGTAATCTGATTTCTTTGTATATTTCCTCGCCATTGTAATATTATATTACACACAAAGTAACTTTCTAACTTTTAAAAGTTAAGAAATAAACATTGGCGTGAAGGTTGTCTGTATGTCATCACCTTTGTCTTCAAGCATATCGAAATAAACATTCATTCCCCAATTACCTAAAACTACCGCTGAGTATGAATCCTTCCTTGCCTTGTCAGCCCCTTTCTGTTTTCTGAGGTTTGGGGGCAGATCAAAGCTTTGGGTTCCTTGTGGAGAAGTTGTTACCTGCACTAAAGCGCATTGAACCTTAATAAGGTCCATCATGTCCCTCTGATGCTCGACGAAGTCAATCATTTTGGCCCCTTTGTTTTTTTCTTCCATGTCTTGGTTCCTTAAGAACTTCAATCTATCTATGGGTATATTAGCTTTCCTCTGCATATTGTAATTGTCATCCATGGCAGCCCCAGCAAAGTATATGCGTTTGTGGTCGAATGCAGCCTGTAAATTCTCGTTAGCGAACCTTATCCATACAGAACTAGGCTTTCTCAAGAACACAAACTTTCTTTCCTTTTTGTTTATGCTATTCTTTAATTTCCGCAAATTCTTAGCATACTCCTTTTGATTGTCCAACTCAGCATCAACTTGAGTCATCTCTAAATTCAATTTTTTAAATGTCCCACTTTCATTGCAAGCATTGAGAAATTGCAAACCTCCATTGTAGTCGCCTACCACCATTTCTATGTTGAAGTTCATTAGCAGGTAAGCCATGTATTTTATGTGACTTTGTAGGCTGGTCCCAGAAACGGCGTAGCTATGCACTACAGTCCCTTTTCGGGTTTCCGGGTGGACCTTTATCAAAAGCATAGCAAAGTCGTCTGAGCTTTCACTCTCGGACCAAGAAGGGTCAAATGCTAGTATGTATTTGGACTTAGGGTCTCCTACAACTTCAACACACTGACCTTCTCCATCTGGCAAAGTACAACCTGCCATTTTGCTAACTTTAAAATACCCTGAGCTGTCGTCTGTAAATAAAGCCCCGAACTCTCGGTCAAACTGAGCTTGGCTCATTGTAGACTTGGATTGGTTGATTAAGTTCTGATCATACAACTGAGGGGGCGCACAGTCGTAACTAAAATGCATAATAACCCTATGAGCGCCATCTTGTTTATTCTCATTGACTATGAGTGACTCGTACTGTTGGTACAGCTTAAACAAATACTCAAACTTGTAAGAGGCAGATGACAAACCTATAATTTTGTTATTGGGCCAACGAGTTCTATCTTCCTCGGTCATCTCCCCTTCTTCAATCATCTTGGTTTCTACATCGTAAACCTCCTGCCTCTCAGTAGGGTTTTCTACCACAGACAGGAATGGCATGATCACCTCGTTGTATATCTTCTCAGGCATAAGTAGAAGCTCATCAATAATCATTCGTTGGAATCGAAAACCACGCAACTTCTCACCATCGCCCAGAGGCAAAGCTCTTATACTACTCCTACCTATCTCCATCACCCACTCATCATTCATTTTGGATGTCCTTGTGATACACTGGGATAAAAATTCAGCCTTGGGACTTTTAGCTATATCTTCTATCTTTTTGAATATCATCTTGGATTGCCGGAAAGACTTGGAGATAATACCTATTTGAACACCTTGGTTCATTATAGCATCGAGTATGGCAAATACAGCAGTAGAGAATGATTTACTCATACCCCGACTCCATATCCCTAGGAAGTAGTCAGTTTCCATCATGGACTTAATGGCCATATGCTGAAACGGAAATAATTTTACACCTGTGAATAATTCAGATGTAAAAGACGGATTCTCTCTGAGAAACTTATATAAAAGAAGCTTAGCCTCGCCTTCTTCGATATAACCTTCTTTTGAAAGTATTTCTTGGTTTATGTTCTGAAACTTCTTGTAAAGCTTCTGGTTCCCCTCTGTCCAACTCATTTTTTTCTAAAATTTTATTCCAAAAGTACTGCAGGTCAACTCTCCATAACTTCTTGCCTAAACAAAGAATTTTTGGTATAAGTTCCTGACTATCTTTCCTAGACCCGCTAAATACAAACTGGCAGCAGTCAGCGTATTGGGCTTCGATACTCCTCATCTTGTTAAACACATAATCAAGATTGAACCTTTTGTATGCGAAATTATTAGTCTTCCCAAGTTTACTGAAGTTGGTCTCGACTACAATAAACATATAACATCCAACACTCTTGCACCGATCAAGCTCCCTGAGAAACCTATCATGTCCATTGGTGACAGTGGTAGCGAAGTCATTAAAGGATTTTCTTTCTACATGTGTAAAAGTGTATGTATTAGGGGTTAATGTGTAATCCCCAAAATCTAACTTCATGCTCTGAGATTTGCTGAACTTCAAGGGTTTGTTCTCCCTAGTGTCAATACAGATATCTGCATCATTATAATCCTCAAAAAATTCATCGCACAATTTCTCCTTGTACGCTGGCTCCACCCCTAGCTCTTTACATAAAAGACCATAACTGCCAAATAGATCCTTGATGATATCAAGGGTAGGAAGTTTAGCAGTTTTTAAATATAGACTAGATGGAGCTAGGCTAAGCTCCTTTTCCTCAAGTCTTTTTTTAAGCTCTTCCAATACAAACTCCTTTGCCTCATGTTTAGGTGCTGTATCGCACCACTTCAACATATTTGCAGGGCGATTAAAATTGGATGAAAAATATTGCTTTACACTCTTGAACTCTATAGGCTTGCCCGTAAGTTTATCCTTCCGTGGGTAGTGCTTGACGTAGTATTCCCCCATGAACATATCATGAGCCTTTATGTGGGTGTGTAGGCTACGTTGACTACCAAACTCTTTGCCACATTCTTTACATTCAAATTGCATCATCTTGGCTAATTCCTAATACACGGGCTTTCCACTCCGCCATACCTTCTAAACGCTCGGCTTCTTCCTTTATTACCTTTTTTTGCATTTCGGCCATTCTTATCATGGTTTGACGCTCCTCTTCTTCTTGAAACATCTGAACGATGGCTAGAAATGAGGCATGGTCTTTTTGATTCTTCTTCATTCGCTCCGCACGGTCTCCTTGGAGCTTTTTCGTTAAATTCTCAATACGGGTCTCACATTGATGATATTCTTGTGATTTTGCTTTAATAATCTCCGCTAGCCGGACAGTCATCTCGGTTTGGTCATCAGCAACGTCAAACATCTCGTTAAGCTTGTTCAGATGCGCTGAGACGACCTCTAGGTTGATAACCTCCTTACAGACATTCAAATACAGGTTAAGCTCGTCAGCGGTCAAATCAGGCTTATCCCAAGTGAGACGAATGAACTCCTGCTCAAACAGTTCACGGTCCTGTTTGTTTAAATAGTTATTTATTATTTTTAAGAATCGGCTGTTGCTCAGGTTGATTCCCAGTTTGTTGACGCAAATTTGCTTCTGCCTATTTAGTTTAGAGTCATCTAGACCTATGCCTGTTGAGTCATTTATTTTTTTTACAATCCTGCTGGAGCTTTTAGGAGCAGAATAGTCATTTACGGCACCTCCGTCCTGAGATGGCAAAAAATCAGGGTTGGTTTCTTGAATATGCGTTAAGACTTGACGCTGTTCGTTACTTAGAGGTCTTATATCCTTCTCCGGAAAGATCAATTTAGCAATTTCAAGTGATGAGAGGCCATCTTCAGCCTGACCCATAATGAATTCCTTTTGTTGCTCTGTGAATTCAATTTTTTTAGCTGGTTTGCGCCTAGTGGTCTTGTAAGTAATTCCGTTCTCAGACAAAAACTTCCGGACGGAACGGCCCTCCTTGGATCTCCCGTCTAAGCTGTCATCGTCGAAACATTTTCTAGTTAGCTCGATCAGGTCCAGTATTTTACTTGAATTCTCCCTTAGGAACCCTTCTTGTTCATTTGTCAGTTTCATGTCCAAAAATATCTTGTTCTTTGATTATACCAGCTGCTACCTCGTAAAACTTGCGTTTTAGGTTTTTCACCTGTCGGTATCCTAATTTTGCATTCGAAGCACTTATTTTGTAACCCATAAATAGGGCGACCTCCTCTTCTGTGTATTTTTCAAAAAAAATCATCTTGTAAGCCGTATAATGTTGCTCAGACAACTTTTTCTTCATAAACACGTCTAATTTTTTAAAATAATGTTCATAGTCGATGTAATCATCCATTTTACTCCCGACTTGAATCTGAGCTTCTTCAATAGAGGTTGCGGTCTTAAGTTCTAAGCCATATTTCTTTTTCTTTGCCCATTTTGCGTATTCTGCACA